CTAAATTCAATACAGCAGCAAACCTCGTTAAGAAAGTGAAAGCTCTGATAAAGAACCTTCCAGACTGGGTTAGGATATCCGAAATCTCAGTAGATAACAGAACATCTTTCGAGCTGTCCAACGGCTCTCAAATCAAAGCATCCACAACTTCAGCAGATGCTGGACGTTCAGAAGCACTGTCTCTTCTTGTGATAGACGAGGCTGCTCATGTTTCAGAGCTTGAGGAGATGTGGAAAGGCTTATACCCCACCCTATCAACTGGTGGTAGATGTATAGCATTATCAACTCCCAATGGTGTTGGTAACTGGTTTCACCAAACATATATCGATGCCGAAGAGGGAAGGAATAGCTTCCACCATGTGAAGCTTCCTTGGGATGTACATCCAGATAGAGACAAAGAATGGTTCGCCAAAGAGACAAAGAATATGTCTAGGCGAGACATCGCCCAAGAGCTTCAATGTAACTTTAACATGTCCGGCGAAACAGTCATACATCCAGACGACATAGAGAGGATGTTGGCGCTTGCTTGTGAGCCAAAGTATAGAACTGGCTTCGATAGGAACTATCACATTTGGCAAGAATATCAGGAAGGCTTTCAATACCTCCTTGTTGCTGATGTAGCCCGAGGCGACGGAAAAGATTATTCAGTTTTCCACATAATCAAAGTGGATACAATGGAAGTTATCGCCGAGTATCAAGGGAAGCCAAATACTGACACTTTCGCCAACATGATTAGCACCGCTGGGGCAGAATACGGCAATTGCATGGTGGTGGTAGAAAACAACAATATTGGGTATAGTGTATTGGAGAAACTAGCAGAGCTTGAATATCCAAATATCTACTACTCTATCAAGTCTACACACGAGTTTGTCGAGCAACATGTCGCCGAGTCGAACACGAGTGCTGTACCAGGATTTACCACCTCTTCGAAGACCCGCCCCCTTATAGTAGCAAAATTAGAAGAATTTATAAGAAACAACATAATTACACTATATTCTAGCCGAACCCTGAGCGAGATTAGGACTTTCGTCTGGAACAATGGTCGCCCACAGGCGATGAGAGGGTACAACGACGACTTGATAATGAGCCTAGCAATCGGTTGCTGGGTTAGGGATACTGTGTTGGAGACATCTAAGCGAGATGAGAAATATGCTAAGGCAATTCTTAATAGCTTTGTGGCAGCAAATACTAAAATAAATACGACAATTCCAGGCATGAGGGGCTATAAAAGAGAAGAAGCTCATGATAGAATGAATAAGCAGCTAGAGATTCAGAAAGAATTTAGCTGGCTTTATAAAGGATAGAAAAAAATGGATCAAGATAATAATAATAGAAACCCCGACTCTGGCTTGTATAGAAAGTTAACGAAGCTTTTCTCTGGACCAATCACAAAGAGACGAACTCAATTTTATCGAAACGAGAAGAGAAGGCAGCTTGACAAATACAAATTTCAATCTGCTAGCGGACAGAGCTTCAAGAAAGCATCTTACAATCCTTTCGAATCGATTCAATCAAATACTATGCAAAATCAGGGGCGAGTAGAAAGATACTCCGATTTTGATCAGATGGAGTATACACCAGAGCTAGCATCTGCCCTTGACATATATGCCGATGAGATGACTACTCACACATCTTTTGAGAACATGCTAACAATCGACTGCCCGAACGAAGAGATCAAGGGAGTGCTTGAAGTTCTTTACAATAAGATACTCAATGTGGAGTTCAATCTGTTTGGCTGGTGCCGAACGATGTGTAAGTATGGCGACTTCTTTCTTTACTTGGATATTGACGAAGGAATCGGTGTAAAGAGTGTGGTTGGTCTTCCGTCCGCCGAAATCGAACGACTAGAGGGAGAAGATCCAACCAACCCTAACTATGTCCAGTTTCAATGGAACAGCGGAGGAATGACATTTGAGAACTGGCAAATGGCTCACTTCAGGATACTTGGTAATGATAAGTATTCTCCGTATGGAACCTCGACTCTGGAGCCGGCTAGAAGGATTTGGCGACAACTCATTCTACTAGAAGATGCGATGATGGCATACAGGATCGTTAGATCCCCAGAACGAAGAGTTTTCTACATCGATGTTGGTGCAATTGCTCCGGAAGACGTTGAGCAATACATGCAGAAAGTCATAACTCAAATGAAGAGAAACCAGGTGATAGATAAGGACACTGGAAGGGTCGATTTGAGATACAACCCAATGAGCATTGAGGAGGATTATTTCCTTCCCGTCCGAGGAGCAGCAAACAATTCTAGGATTGAGTCGCTTCCCGGCGGAACATATACTGGCGATATCGATGATGTAAAATATCTTAGAGATAAACTGTTTTCTGCTATAAAGATCCCGCAGTCATACCTCTCCAGAGGAGAGGGAGCCGACGAAGATAAGTCAACACTGGCTCAAAAAGATATCCGCTTCGCCAGAACTATCCAAAGACTACAAAGGGCAGTCGTTTCAGAACTGGAGAAGATCGGCATTATTCATTTATACATCATGGGCTTTCGTGGCGATGACTTGATTTCCCATGCTTTAAAGCTAAACAATCCTTCGAAGCTTGCTGAACTTCAAGAGCTTGAACAATGGCGAGCCAAGTTTGATGTAGCAAGTTCGGCGACAGAGGGCTTCTTCTCTAAGCGATGGGTATCGGAAAACATCTTTGGGCTAACAGACGAAGAGTTCCTGAGAAACCAAAGGGAGAGATTCAATGATCAGAAAATCCAACTCATGCTCGATGCCGCTGGCGAAATGCCAGAAGCTGAGGGCGGAGCCACAGGAGGCGAAGTGTTTCCTGACGAAGGAGATGCTGGAGATCTGGATGCTGCAGCCACCGATGAGGAAGACTTTGAAGAACTTCCCGCTGATACTGATGCTGGGGCGGAGGGGGATCTTCTGACCGCTCCGCCGGCTCGTCGTTCTGATAAAAAGCACCATTACGAAAAGGGATCTTATACACCAGTGAAGCACCGAGGAGGAGATCGAAGATCGCTAGGAGCGAAGAAGAGAAGCTCCAAGGGAAGCTGGAGCAACGAGACGGGCAAGAATACGACGAGAAATGTGTGGAAGGGTGCCGAAGATATATTGGGCATTACGAGTGAGTCGGGACATACTTATAGAGGCGAAGAAGAAAAAGTCTTCGAAGTAAAAGAGAAGCATCAAGAAATCAAACTCCTAATAGAACAACTGGAGACAAGGAAGGAAGAAAATAAAAATGAAACACAAGAAGAACAAACATAATAAGAAGAGAAATACCGCTTTTCTTTACGAGATTCTTGTACGGGAAATTACGAGAAGTATTGTTAATGGAGAGCACGGTAAAAAGAAGACATCGATAAAACTTTGTAGGGAGTTTTTTCAAAAGGGAACTCCTCTATCGGAAGAGAAGAGGATCTATGATTCACTACTTGGGCTGTCGGACATATCTGAAGATATTGCTGATAGAATACTTGATGAAGCGAAAAAAGATTACGAAAAGCTAGACAAGGTAGAGATATTCAACGAGCAGACAAAGTTGATAAATCAGGTAAATAAGGAACTGTCTCCGAACACATTCCAGATATTCGTTCAGAACTATAAAGATTTAGCGACGGTAGCCCAGATTCTAAACCAGGAGCTCCCAGTAAAAGAGAGGGTTCTCTTAGAAAGAAAATATGTAAACAACAGGGCTGAAGATGCCGTCGAGGATATGAAGCCGACTGACAGCTTGGTATATAATACATTCGTGAAATCTTTCAATGAGAAATACGGCTCTCTCTTGAAAGAGCAGAAAGAGCTTGTTACCAGACATGCTCTCTCTTTTAGTGACAACGGACTTTCCCTGAAAGTATTCCTGAACGAGGAGCTGACCAGGCTCAAGAGCTTAATACTCAAGGCAAAAGAAATAGAATATATAAAAGAAGACACTGCAATGAATGAGAAGATGGATGGGGTATATTCTATCCTAGAATCTTTTCGAGAGAAAGAGGTGATTGATCAGGAGGCTATCTCTAGTGTACTTGAGATTCAAGAGTTAGCTAAAGAATTGTGGGAGAAAGAT